CGAAAGACGAACTCCTGCCCGACTATAAGATAAGGGCTGGCAAAACTCGTACCATTATTGGTATACCTGTTGAAGCACACATCGCCTTCACACGACTATGCTACCATTTTAATCAAGCTTTCTTTAGGGATTGCGAGTGGTCGTTTGTCGGTAAGGATCATTATCGATGTGGATGGAAAAGGTTGTTCGACACCCTGAGTAAAGGAGAGGGTGTCCTCGAATTGGACGGAGCGTCGTGGGACGCATCTGTTGTTGCGGATAGTCTATTTGACATATGCGAGTGGAGGTGTGAGTACCTCCCTGATGACAAGGACAAACAGAGGCTGAGGACGTTGTACGACAATGTCGCAAACTCAGTCTTTGTACTATGGGACGGAAGTCTGGTGAAGAAGAAATCAGGACTGGCTACTGGGTTTACGAATACGTTGGTGGACAACACATTGCATAACATCAGGTTTGCTTTGTATACGTTGTACCGAAAATACGGAAAGGACACAGAGTCAGTAATGGATAAGTTTGTTGGTCGTTTCTTCGGAGACGACTCAGTGATGACATGGACGGGCCTAGACCTCGATTACCCATTCTTTAGGGAATGTGGGAAAGAGATGGGCCTTGATATGACATGTACACTAAATGGACTTTCTTCAATCTGGGAAGCTGTTTTTGTAGGAGGCCAATTTTGCTCTAGGACGGATGGAAATGTCGGCTATCTGCCGAACATTCGCCGTTCAATAGCTTCTTTGGCGTACTTTAGAAAACCCCACAACCCCGAGAAATACCTCTCCCGCGTAGCGGGCCTGAGGCTGAATACCTTCGGAAGTGAAAACTTGTTTAAGGTTGTGGATGAAATATCAATGGACATGCTACACGCTTACGAGCGAGTACTTGTCAAAAATGGACTGTGGAAGCAGGTTAATAGTTACTTCCTTTCAAAGGAAAACTTGTACCAGCTTCACTTTGGTGACCCGACGGCGGAGGTGAAAGCAATTGCAGAAGCTCTTACCAATTTCGCTGGAGGGAAATATGTTAGTGTCTGAACACTCAGGATAACCAATCGTCGGAGGATTGGCCTGTTTTATTTGTTTCTCTGGGATACTGTAGGACTTCCCACCCTGCAGTGGATCTGTTTCCTACCTAAGTCTTGTGCGAAGTGATTAAATTCGAAGGCAAGCAGTAGAAGAAGTTTGCACACACTGTCTTGTGTGTTGACTTTGCATATTATCACTGCTTCTGTACCAGTGAAACCAAGAGAGCGGAGTAATCCCAACTCTCAACGTGGAACGATACAGAAAAGAAGGAGTCAAGTTTAGACTTCTTTCGGTTTCTCC